TTATGTAAAGTCAATAATGGATGTGGTTTTTATTATCCCGCCAGATCCTTTTATAGCAATTCTGCTTGTTGACAATATGATTGGTGGGATTATTAACACCGCGTTTTCTACATATGCAAGCTTACCGTACGTGGATCCACTGTCATCTAAGCTATTAATTATTAAATTCCCATTTTTTACCTCTATTAGAGCATCTTGTGTTCCGCCATCAACACCTGAGCATGAAAGGCTGATGGTAGAGTACGATGAGTAACTTAGTATTGCTGGCAGCGAGCTGTTGCTTAAACTTAATGTAGCATTTATATGTGATTTTGGGTTTGTTATATTAATGACAGAAAATTCAGAACCGATAGTTCCATATACTCCACTGATAACGAAGTTTAAGTATAGCGTTTTACCAGCGCTTCCAGCGCTTCCTGTGCCAATATCATCTATTAACCCATAGTTGGTATTAACTGCAATTCCAGTAATAGTTCCATGCACACCACCGGATTTAGAAATGCCAATTGCTTGATATGTTACAGTTGATAAAGATGCTTCTGCTCTGCCATCAATAAGAAGCCCGGTAATTACTACATTGTTATCATTAGTACCAAAAAACATGGGTGTTGCGCCACATGCTTTGCTTTCAAGTCCATTGATAGATATTACATTAGATGTAATCTGCTCGCTTAACGGAGGCCAGTCAGGAATGAAATTACCAAAAGCAAAATCAGAAACGGTATTAGAAAATCCTTTAATGTTTACCCCGGTACTTATACATGAACTAAAGGCAATACCATTGATACAATGCTCCACAAGCAGGTTGCAAAAGGAATGGTCAACTAATGATTCAAATTGTATTCCGACTCCTCCTCGCCTTGTGCCATCAGGATCATTTCTGATATATTTAGCTCCAGAAGCCCATATCTCATTTGTTATCAATGAGTCTGTTGACCCAAATAGCATTATCGCCCCTACCCTTGCGTAATAAGGATCATCCTCTAAAGGATTGTAAGCTGTGCATTTGAAACCTGATAGCTCATGCATTTCCCATGAACCATATGAGAAGTCAAAAAATGAATTACCTTCATAATGAAGATCAGTGTACACAAGGATAGAACTTCCCATGCCTTTCCCTACATATCCACCACCATTAACCTTATAGAATGTGTTGTTTTTGTGGAATCCGTGTGTAGTTGGCTTATCCATCCTATAATGCCCATTTGATAGTTCTATTTTTTTACATATAAATTCTGACCTGTAACTCGTAGAATCAATAGGCTTGAAATCACCTGTTGCAGCCCTAAACGCTTTTCTGAACGCAGAAGAAGAATCTGCAATATTAAGTATTGCATTAACATCACTGATCGTTGTTGCTCCAAACCACTCTGGACGGATATTAACCCCTGTTATCTTTATAGATGTTTTTGCTTCAGGCTCTGTATAAAAATCATCCTCGGTGTCAAATATTTGGTAGTTCCCAGCCATAATTTCAGCGTTAAATGTAACCTGTGCGCCATTTCTTGGCTTTATGATCGCACCAGGTTGAAACGTTACCGGAATGTCTATCGTTATGTCGTCATTTATCAGGTACACGCCAGGAACCAAAATAAGTTCACGCTGTAAATCCGACAATACAGGAAGAAGAGCATTAATGCCAACAGCGTCATTATTAATTCCGTCTGCAATAATATTTGCTCCATCTTTTGCAGTAATGATGTCCGCCAGCCAGTCATGGACAGTTCTTTCTTTAGAGTTTTCTATTGGTTGCTTTACTGCTACCAATTCGTCACCATTCCCTGCGGCATGGCTTGCTAACTGTTGTCTAAGTCGATCAGGGTCATATTTCAGCACATTAGGATAATAGAACTGCTGCGAACCATATGCATCATAAACAGCCATGCTATGTCCCTGCACAGTCACGAACTTGGCAATCTGTCCGTTGTATACCGGATACCCTGCTGAATTGATAACGATTGGCTGTTGCACCTGAACATGTGTACCATCTTCTCGTTCCAGATATACCGGAATCTGGTTTTCAGGATTTACCGGGTCAGTGTCAATCTTACCGATATAAATTTTGCCATCGGCATTTGCTTTAAATGAGCGAGCTAAAGTAAATAATTTACTTGGTTGCGATACAACGATATTTGGCGTGATATCTGGCATTGATTTGCTCCAGGCATAGAAAAGCCGTGCAAGATATAACTTGCACAGACTTGCATTAAATTCGGTTAAAATTAGTTAATTACTCTTGGTGGTGGATTAGCGATGCAAAAAGATCTGTTGAATATTACGTTCTACATATTTGGTTTTTGCACATTTCTGGTACTTGCGAAACTATTCTGACAACGCATCAGACTTCGCCCCCTGCGTCAGAGAGTTAATCGCTTTTTGCGCTTGCTGCATAGCTTTCTCAAACGCTGTTGATCCGCGTGGAGTGTTTGCCATTCGGAGCATTGCATTTCTGAATGGCTCGCTCTCATACGCGCGAGTAAGAAGGCCGTAGCTTACTGCTGCGCCAGTTGTCGCAGGGTTCATTGCTGTACCATATCCGATGATGAAGGGGATGGTTTGCTGACCTGTCGGTGTTGTTACTGCCGCTTTCGCTGCCTGCTGAGTGGACTGCAGGTAGTTTTTCAATCCTTTCAGGTAAGCAGCATCCTGACCTTTAAATATGATGCCAGTCTGGTTTTGTAGGATGTTAAGCTGACGAAGGAACTGGTCAGGGGATCCGCCTGATTTCTCCATCGCCTTGCCAATGATGCCGTTGCGCATTTGCGCCCTGCCAACGCGACCAACTGAGTTATACAGCGTCTTAATTTCCGATTTGTTCTTGCTGAATAGCATGTTGTTGACAACTTCCGGCGTCAGATCGCCTTTCATGAGAACATTCTTCAGCCTGGTATTCTTTAGTTTCGCCGCTTCGTCAGCGTAGACAGCATTGGCCTGCTGATATTTACGGAGAGTATCGTTGCCAAAATTCTGATCAATGGCACTATTGATATCGTCGGTCATTGCCTTGTAAACGCGCTGAATAGCTGCATCGGAACGGTTTGGTAACACTGGTCGCTCACCTTTAACGTCCATTCTGAACTGGCTGCGTAAATCACTTAATTGCTTCAAATCCAGATTAACCGGACCATCAGGACCAGCATTGCGAACAAGCTCATCACGATATGACTGAAGTTTTGAAATCGTCTCGTTATCAGCGACCTTACCAAGCTTCTGCAGGTTAGATATCTCAGTATCAATCTGCTGAATTGCTCGTGCAGGCTGAATGTTTACTCCCGCCATTGCATTCGTAACCTGCTCAAGTCGATTACCTGCGGCTCGACGAATTCCTGATGTTTTCGCTTTAAGGCTTTCAATAACAACCGCTGGATCATACTCACCGAATTTATCAGCAAATCTCTGCACCAACTGGCTTCTCGCTTCCTGTTGCGTTGCTCTCATTCCGCTTGTGCCAGCCAGGGGGATATTTTCTGCTGTCGTCTGCGCCATTTTTCCGACACGGGAAGTAGGTTGTAACAGGTCGGTGGTGTGCAGAGGAACTCCTTCACGCTCTGCAAATCGGATAGCCTGTTGCGCTTCTGGTGCGATAGCACCACGAACGCCACGATAAGCAGCACCTAATCCACGTCCGGCAGCGTTAATAGCACCGCCAGCCAGAACACCTACGCCTAAATCGGTAGCGAGTGCTTCCGCATCATCTTTCGCACTGTTTGCAGCAAGTGATCCGACTGCGTTTTCTGCGAGAAGGCGAGTTGCGCCATGAGCAATTCTACCAGCAAGTGTTGGTGCCTGTGTTGCCGCTCTCTCAACGCCGGCAGGAGTGAGGTAAGGCAATGCCTCCGCAAATACCCTACCCTCTGTCGTTTGTGGAGTTAGCGCGCCTTGCTGAAGGCCAAAGTCCTGCTCTAATCCCTGCGTTGTTACTCGTGGCGCTGGTTGATATGTTCCATCGCCAATACCGAGTTTACCGCCAGCCCATGCAGCCGCGCTTGTCACAGCATCGGCAACTGATGCAGGTATGTTTGCCACGTTTACACCGGCCTGCACCAGTCCGCGACCAGTCTCTTTTACTGCTTCGCCAAGGTCAGACATAAATCCACCTTGCTGTGGTTGTTGCTGTGCTACTGGTTGCAATGTCTCCACTGGCTGCGCAGATGGCAATGGATAGGCAGCATAGAAAGCTTGCTTAGCCTGCTCTGCATTTTCTCCGGCTTGCGGGGCCACGACTTCATTGAAGTATTGCTCCTGAGCCTGCGCTTTTTGTTCTGACGCCAATGCCTGATACTGCTGAGAGGCAATGACGTCTTTCCATGCCTTAGCCATTAATCACCCCATAGTGAAGAGAAGTCTGTGTTTTGCTGTGGTTTCTGTGTCGGTTTAGATTGCTGTGCTGGGCGTGAGGATTGCGTCTGTGCACCACCGTTACCAACTTCCACGCTGTACTGCTGGTTGTAGTTGTCGGTGTATTGCTGAATGTCTCGCATGGATTGCTGTAAAGCTTCAGGGCTTGAGTAATCTACTTGCGGCATTCCCTGAAAGTACATCTTCGCCTCTGCGACAGTGTTGATACCTGAGGCGCCCATGTCCCGTGCTGCCGCTATGCCTTGATTCTGCATCTTCCCCTGAACACGTTGAGCAGCGTTGTATAGCTTTCTCTGGTCGCCACCAGATGCCCGGCTTCGAATATCTGCGCCAAGAGCAGGTGCTCCAGAAGAACCTGTAACGCCAGTCATAAATCCTAAATCTTCTGCTGAAGCACTAGATAATGCATCGATATCTTTCTTCATCGCGTAGTTCTGTGCGCTTGCCGCAGACGTTGGAGGTGCTGCAATAGCACTTGCCGGGACACGAACCATATTGCCGTTATCGTCAATACCTTCGTAAAATGCATTCGCCCCTGCGCCGTGAAGTTTTCCACCGACGCTGACTGTTCGCCCGTCTGCAAGCTGAACAACCCGATTTCCTTCGCTGCCTGATATCGTTCTGGCGTTTGCTCTTTGCGTTGCCAAATCTTGACCGCGTCGTGCTGTTGCCGCTGACATATCTTGTCCACGCATTGTTATATTCTGCCCGCGAGCCTGAAGCCCCTCACCGGCTTTATTGCTGCGGATTGTTTCAGCAAGTCGACCTCGGTCAATCTCGCGACCTGTCAACTTGTCCTGAATATCAAAATACTTTTCTGGTCCTACCGCGTGCATCCCAATAAGGTCTGTTAACTGCGTGAAGCCTTCAGGGCTTTGTTGATATGTCTGCCACGCCTGTTCAGGAGATACGCCAATTTGCTGCAGTGTATTCTGGTGAGTGGCAAGCTCTCGCATCACCGCCTCTGGCCCCTGAGCGGCGGCAATGTTCAATCGTGCAGACATATCGCCCATCGCCTGATTGCGATCAGCATCAACAAAACCCATGCCCTGACGAATTGTTTCAATCTGGTCTGGATTGGTGGCTGCAAGTTGACGCAAGGCGTCGCGATCACCTGCCGCATAAGCCTGACCGAAAGCTTTTTGAAAGTCAGAAAGCCTCTGAGCATCCTCATTCTGCTGTATTGCCTGGCCAACTGCGCCAAGCCCCTGAGCAAGTTGAACTCCAACGTTTGGGCGCTGGCTGAAGTCGTAACTGGATAATGATGGTTGTCCGGGCGCGTTCTGGTTCGCCACCTGCATTGACGGCAAACCAGCAAGTTGAAATGTAGCCACGATAACTCCTTAGAAGAGTGAGCCAAGCAATCCGATACCTGCGCCAATTCCGGCCCCCCACGGCGTCGATGCACCAAGCATCCCGGCAAGACCAGCTCCTGCAAGCGCACCACTCGCACCCCCGGTAATGGCACTTCCAAGCGTGGATTGACCAGAACCCTGAGAGCGGATAGCCGCCATCTGTTGCGCAAGATTACCTGCGTTATTTGCATAGTTCTGTCCTGCCGATGCCTGGCCTGCTGCCGCAGACTGACCAACGTTTAACAGGTTGCCATAGTTTTGCATCTGCCCTGACAACCAGTTCTGCCCGAGCGTTGGTGCAATGGATGCAATTTGGTTTGATGTTGCTGTAGAGCCAAGACCTCCGGTGGCTTCCGCTGCATTCAGGCTTTGATAGCGAGCCTGATCAGCCAACTGTTTATACTGGTCTGAGTTGTAATACTGATTGAGAGCGCTGTTCTGACCTTCCAGCGTTGATAGCTGCTGAATCTGCTGGAGAGCCGGCAAACCTGCGGCGGCGTAAGGTGCCAACTGTTCCATCACACGATTGAATTGTTGGTTTTGCAGGTCTGCTGCGTACTGTGTTGCTTTTGCGGCTTCTTTTGCCCCGCTGCTTGATGAGCCACCTTTACCGCCTTTTTCAGGATAATAAGGTTCCTCACCGCGCAGTTTCCTGCCCAGCTTAAATGCATATAACATGGCTATCTCCCGTGATTCAGGAAGTCGATTAGTTCTTCGCGTGTGGCGCTGTAAAACGTCACGTCATCCACGCCTTTGAAGTATTTCTTGATGGTTCCTACACGCTTAAGGCCAATCATTGCGCAGTACATCTGACCGTGGCGAAATTTGCGTGCAGCAAATGATGTAACGCACTGAACGGTGGTGTTGGTGAGAATATATCGCCAGAACGCCAGTCCGATTTCCTTACTGAATCCGCGAATCTCAGGCAGGTACATGGCGTGGCAGTCAAAGGTCATCGGCTGAATCTCGTTGTAATACACGATGCCACCGAACTGACCATGTACGTTCACTTCAAAGTAACGACACTCAGGTTTGTAGTCGTATCCGTCACCGTTGTTGCTACCGGCGATGATGTCGGGATGGTTGCCGACCGTTTCTATCAGGTCGATGTTGCGTGTTGGAGTGAATGTAATCATTAATCAATCAACCCATGTGCACGCAAGGCGTCTTCCAAAGCCTTAGTGCGCCGACGTTCAGCAATTAGAGCATTGGCTATAGCCTGGATTTCAGATTGCGTGTAAGTATCGCTAACGGAGAATGTCAGGTCAGCGTTGAATGCGCCTTTATTCGCCGTACCCGTGGCTGCTGTCCATCCAGTTTGGCGAGCGCCGACAACCTTCTTTCCGCCGACTGAATATGACGTTGTCACGTTGAGGGGTGAAGCCAGCGATTGAGATGTAGTGGCGGTTTTAGATACGTAGTCAGCCTGCAATGCCGAAATATTGTTCTCGGCAGTCGTAACCCTGCCATCAAGAGCACTAACATTAGTCTGCAAGGAGGCAATTTCTCCTTCAACGGTAGTTACCCTGACATTCAGCGCAGTAATTGCCTTAGTGTTCGCAGTAATGCGACTTTCGTGATCATCTACATCGATGCGCAGTTGCTTAATTCTTGCTTCATGGTCTGCAAGCTCTACATCCTGCTCATCATTTTTTACCTGTGCGTCATAAGCACCCTGTCCAGCTTCGTTTGCCTTTCCTGCAATAGCACCAACGTCAGTTCCCTGCGCGATTACATAGAGCAGATAAGACTTGCTAAAGACGTTACGGGGAAGAATTGAAGCGTCGAGACGGGTGGCCTGAATAACGACAGGATTATTAAGTGACGGGTCTGCCATATTTTACTCCAGACGAATTTGACACCCGGATAGTGTTACTGGTGATTTGGTGATTACCCGCAGTTTGAATCCGATTAATAGACGAATACGACCTACACGCTTCCATAAAACTCTCTTGTCGTACACAAACGGCTCATTCTGCTCAATCATCTGTTCGCGACCGTAATTGATTCCGTCTGTGGTTGCAGACAGGAACAGGCGGTCAGCGTATTGAGCAACACCAGTGGATGATTCAACTTCGAGGTCGAAGCATCTGGCATTGTCCGCCCTGAAGAGGGGCGTAAACAGCAAGTGCTCCTGTTGAAGTCCATACTGACTACTGATGTCGAATTGCAACTGCCCTGTCACTGCTTCTGATTTATCGCCGCACGTTATCTGGTTGCCTTCGTACATGAAGTCGATGGCGCGATAAACATCGTCGTATAAACCTGTTTTCAGTACGCACCATTGCGGCCCGTTCTGGCTTGATGAGGCATCGTAAGCCAGCACATGGCGCGGGAGATGGATAATCAGCAGTTCATGCGAATCGAACCTCAACGCTTCCATCACCCCGGTTGCCAGTTCTTCAGCGGTGTATGAGCGGATAATTTTCTCAATACTGGCCGTCGCAATTGGTGAAGCCTGCCCTGACCCGATGATGTAGACGGAAGGTGCGCCAGTAGCCGGGTGACTGATGAATGCGAATGAATCAGCGAATGGCGTTTTACAGTATGTTCCGGCAATCCCCTTCTGTACCATTAACGATGGCTGAGCCACGTAAAGCGATGCGCCTACTGCTGTTGAGCCAGTAAGCGAAAAATATTCAATCGTCGAGGAGCCAAAGCAGACGATAAAGTCACGCCACGTTCCGATACCAATGATGCCGTCTGGCTGCGATTCTGCGCGATATTGCGCGCTATATCGGTCAGGATGAGACTCATCTTCAAGGTCAGTGATAAACCATGAATCAGTACCGTCTTTTGACCATGCATAACGCCCACGTAAGCGAGTAATGTCACGGACTGACCCTAACTCATACTGCATGAATCCGCTGTCTGTAGGCCAGTTTGAGACGGTTTTAACCGTGCCATCATAGCGATACTCGACCAGTTGACCATTAACGCCTACCGCCTGTGATGTGCGACCATGTGCCATTGATACGCGCCCGCTTCCGGCTACATCACCGACTACGGTTTCCCCTTTGTATAGCTTGCTGCCTAAAACGCGATATACAGCGTTCTGAGCTGTGTTATATTCAACGCCGCGCGATACTCCGTTCACATCGTTGCGCTTGGCTATGCCGGGGAATGAGCGTAAATAACCGCTACTGTTGAGTACTTCTTTTGGCGTTGCTAAAAGGTTGACCGGTAGGAAGTCAATATAGTCAGCATTGCGGAAGTCTTTACCCAGTCCCTTCATCAGGGGAAGTTGTTGAATCGGCATTCTGCTCTCCGGGGAAATAATGCCATTCGTTCAGATTGGCGAAACTATTACCGCTGCCAGTTGGCATACGTGATGGGTAAGGCGCTCGTTTAGCTCTGGCGATGGCGGTCTGCTTATAGAGAAGCTCCTTCCCATATTTAGCGGTTGCGATAATTTTCGCTGTGGCCTCAAGCGCGTAATCCGGGGCAATCCGGCAAGCCAGATTGTGGAATACCGCGCTGACTGCGCTGGATCGAAGCCCGTGGTCGTCACCTTCAGAAGGAGGATTGTCATCATCTGAGAATACATAACCGGTAATGATGCCTTTCCCGCCCTGATACCACTCAGCCATCATCGCTTCCAGATCATCAACGGCATCCTGCATAGACTGAGGTTCGACATCGGTAAGGGTTGCATCTGATGCCACGCCCAACTTACGAAGCGCCGCCATGACCAAATCTCCTTTAGTCTTTATCTGCATCGCTTACCGCCTTAGGCTTGCGGCCTTTGCGTGGCTTAACATCATCTGCTTCCACGGGCAGCAGCTTTGATGGATGATCAAGCCAGCCATCTTTGACATATTCTGGAAGTTCGCTGGAGTCGATGACCTTCATCTGAGCCATTACGCCCCATACCATGATGCTTCCACCGGGCTTATAGATTGCTATTTTCATAGCCACTCCATAAAGAAAGGGGCCGAAGCCCCTGTTAGTTACGCAGTCTGACCAGGCAGGCCAACACCGATTGCTTCCGGACGGGTTGCGTTAACGCCATACCACAGCGCGATACGGCACAGGCCGGACAGGGTGGAGATGTCACCCTGCGTCGCAAAAATGCCGTTGAGTCCCACGTCCGGGATGCTGAAAGAGGTAGTTTTCATACCTGCAAACAGTTCGTGGTTAGCCGGAATAGGCTGAGACACGATACGAATAGCATCGTCAGCCCAGAACACGTTAGTGCGAGCGTCTTTAACGTTCAGAATGTTCACTGCCATTGCATCAGCCAGCGAGGTGTTAACGTTGGCGTAGGCGCGTTGCTCAGGAGACAGGGAAACATCATCCAGCGCAACTGGCTTCGGCGTGATTTCAACGTGAGTAGCATCAACAACACGGACCACGGAGAAAGTCGCGTCCTGCGCCAGCACGTTCTTAGCCATTTGACCGAGGAACTTAACGCCAGTGAACGAGATTTTGTCGCCGCGTTTCAGTCCGGTAGTTGCAGACAGAATGACGGTGGCGAAACGGTTATCAACGTTAACTTTGTTGCCATCGTTATCCAGTTGCCATGCGACAGGCTTGAAGGACTGAGCACCGGATACAGTGATGCCAGTTGCGGTGGATTTGGTCAGCACAGGAAGTTTCGGAGAGCGCAGGACATCATCGAAGCCTGCAACCTGACGCTGGATTGTGCCATCGCGGTACGCTTCTTCAGGAATGCGCCCGAAGATGTCACGCTTGGTCAGGTCGTAACCCGCTTTTTTGTAGTCCTGTGGGTTGAAGAAGTACGATGTCCCCATGTCGCGGTTAAGTTCGCGGGAGAACATGATTTCTTCTGCATCGGCCACAAAGTTCCAGGCATCAGCGGTATTAGTGCCGATTGCATCCGGCGAAGTGATAACCAATGATCCCATCTCGGCGGCCATGTTTGCGACTTTCAACTCAACGTTATTCGCCAGCTTGCGAGCGGCTGACTGGATGCGGTGACGATACGCAGTCTCGTCTCGCAAGTCATCGGCGCGTAACTGGAAGAAGTCGTTATCCGGCTCTCCCATGTTTACCGCGACGTTAAGTTCCAGTAACCCTGTCGCTTTATCAGTTAAATCCCAGCCCTCCTGAGTGGGAGACTCCTGTTCTACGGGCATCCAGATGGTATTACTGGAGCGCTGCATAGAAGCAGCAGGCGGGGTGTATTTCTTGGCTTTCTGCGCCATTGGAGTGATTGCGGAGATGGTTTCAATAATCTCATCCACCGCCAGTGTAACAATTTGACCTTCGTTAAGACCTGCCATTATCGGATTCCTTTAAGTTTTGCCTTTAGCTTGCGGTAGGTTTCCACATCGCCCTTGCTCGCAGCCGCATCCATCTGTTTACGAATGGCATCTTTATTTGCTGCGCTGACATCACCGGTAATCGGCTGGTCAGCAAGGGGAGCGGAAGAGATTTGTTTACCGCGAGGCTTGAGAGTTAAGCGTTCGGATAGTCGAGTTAGTTCAATCAGCGCGGACTGCCCACCCATCGCCAGTAACTGGCGGGCTTTCTCCGGGTTTGCACCCAGGTGATACATGAGCGCGGCGGACTTCTCCGGGAACAGACGCATAATGTCGGCTCCAACCGCAGGCGGAACAATTTGCATGAAAGCGTCTTCTTTCTCCTGATAATCAGGGATGTTGAGCTTTTCCGCCGCGTCGTAATGTTTGCGGGCAGCTTCGACGTATTGCGCTGATTGCTGGGTAAACTCCTGAGTCTTGCGCCCCTGTTCTGCTACGGCATTGCTGCGGGCGTCCTGCGCTTTCATTAGCCATTCGGTATTAGCAGCATTGAAAGCGGCAAGCGCACGGCTGTTGTCGTAGTCATATTTAGCCAGGCCTTCTTCTGACAGATAGGAATTAATATCCGGCTGAGGTGGAAGGTCAGGGTTTACCCGTAAACTCTCCGGCAATTCTCCGCGTTTAACTGCCTCCATCTGCTGCTCAAGCTCGCGCTGTCGTTTGCGCTCAATGCGGCGGCGGGCGAATTCTGCGTTTTTTGCCGGGTCTTGTTTTGGTGCTGTCTCATCGTCCTTCAGGACAATCTCAAATCCCTCTTCCTGACCTGCATTGTCGTTGGCATTATCGACAACTAAGCTATCAGCAGATGCCGCTGCATGATCGCCGGACAGGGTTAAGTCTTCAGTTGCCTGAATTTCGGTGGTTGGTTCCATGATTAACTCTCTCTTATTGAGGTGTCTCGGCTACACTGCCGGAAGGTTGATTTTGTCTCTGCGATTGCAGGATGTTGGCAATGTCCATTCGCTGCTTGTGCGTCTGTTCATCGCCTTTAAGGAGTAACTCAGCATTTGCGCGAGCATCTTCGCTGCGGTCCTGCTGGAATGAAGCAACAGTTTTAAGGAACTCTCTAAACTCAGATTGTTTATTGAGGTCCATGTTATTGAAGATTTCTGCAATTCTGGCAGCGTTAAGCTGGTTCTGCGCTTCGACTTTAGCCGCATCGATTTGCAGGGATAGTGTCTGGTTCTGAGCTTTAGCCAGTTCAGCTTGACCCTGCAGGAGTACGCCCTGAGCCTGAACCATTGCCGGGTCTTGCTGGCCTTGTTTGGCTTGTTGCGCCTCTACTAACCATTGCTGCTCTTCAGGCGTTTCTGGCTTCTTAACACCCATCTGAATAAGCTGCTTGTTGGCATAGTCACGCATCATCTCAACACCTTTGCCATCAAGCAGGGTGAAGTACTGGAGTAACAGCAGTTGATATTCCGGAGTACCCTGAGGCGTTTTACCGAGCAACTCAATAATTTCTGCGCGGTTTTGCTGCTTCATGGACTGGAACGATGGCCCAACATCCGTGTAGCACTCATAGCGGCCCCTGATATCGTTCAGTACCTGCCGCTCACCAGTGGCAAGGTCAACAACCTCAGCCATTAGCTGAACATCTTTCTCGCTGCCATCCTCAAGGGTGATTGTCACGTTGCGAGGAACATCGTAGATGTCATTAACTATCGACTGGTAAATCTCACCATCACGGCGCATAGCGGTAGCCAGATTATCCTGAAACACGTATGTCTCAAGGTCAGCCCGCATATTGAGTTGGTTTACGGTATCGAATGCAACCTGATTACCATTAACCGACCCAGCATCTACACCAAGAGTGGCAACCTCTTTAACCGCACTGGTTGCAGCTTCCAGCATATAGGCATTGGCCTGTGGAACTTCCGGGTTTTCATAATATGCCAGCGGCTGAGTCGGAAGGTCTCCACTATTTTCGTCAGTGCGATTGAGCAGGTAGTATGGGTAATCGTCGTTACCGTCGTACATATGCTCAAAGCCTGCAATCTGCTCAGGCCAGAAGAACGGCTTCTTCTTCGGAGTGCGGGCGACGATGTCAGCGTTGAACGACATAATCATATTGCGCAGCCGCTGACCGTCTTTTGTCAGGCGAACGACACCCTCATACACTTCCTTGTCTTCAACGAAGCCCCATTCTCCGAACACCGGGACAATGGGGATATGCTCGCCAGCGATGAGCTGCTTGTCTTTCAGTACGGCGGTACAGGTGATGATTGATTTGTATACCCGGCGACGCTTAATCTGGCGCTCTGCAATTTTGATAAATCCACTATCAGCCAGGTCGTCGATGACGTCTTTAATATCGCGCTTAAAGTAGCTTACCGGCTCACCAGTAACCGGGTCTTGGTAGATAAACGCCGTCTCTTTCTTCTCGAACACTTCATAGAACTCAGCGATCTGAATAGTGTCCTGCGTCAGCCAGGGGAATACCCAATCATTCGGGTTCTGGAATGACGGAATATCATCCGCATCGAGGTCGTATTTTTCTGCGAAACCCTCCCAACCATTCTGGCTCATTGAGTGGATAACTGTGCAGTGACGGGCGTCAGACTTGTCCATCAGTTTGCTGTTGCTGTCCCAGATAACATGGGAACAGGCACTATGGATAGGCTCTCGACGGATAACCTGATTGTTGCTCGTTGGACTTTGGTCTTCGTAGTCAGTGACCAGACGCCACGCACCTACACCTGCTTCAATCTGCTCACGAACAGCGACGTTGACCGCGATTTTTGCCGTATTGTGTCGCATGTCTGTGCGATACATGCCCATCAGCACATCAGCAGCGTCAGGACTTGCTCCATCCTTTGGACGATACAGAACATCAATAGGGTTCTGACGCATCTCAGAAACTAGTTTGCGCACCACAGGACGTACTACATCGAACTGCCCGCGATACTGCAGGGTTGTGTATTGTGATAGCCAGTCATCCCATTGGCTGATCCGACTAAAGAACAGGTCGTTCTTTGCCTCTCGCCTGGCTTCATCACTGGCTGCCCAGTCCGCATCAAAGCGCGACAGGATACTCTCCAGCCTGTTTTCATTGTCGGCCATTATCGTCCTCTGCGTACTGGTCTAATCGGTGAGGGGATTTTCTTTTCTTTCGGCTTTCTGATATCACGCATCATCCTGGCGAAGCGGCGCATCATGTAGCCGTAGCGAGTAGCATCGAGCACATCATCATTGGTCTTGACTATCTTGCCGTTCTCGTCACGGTGATAGAGGCGGAACTCTTCAAAGAATGGTTCGCATGTGTTGAATACTTTGAATCTTCCTTCAAGCATCAGGTCACGAAGCTCACTAATGCCTGACTCTACTGAGTTACCGCCATCCGGGAACGTTGCGTGATCGGGAAGCATAGAGAACCCGGCATCCGCATATTGGGTTTTAAGTTGCTCACCACCGCCCTTTTCGTGTTGGTGACCGTCATGAGGCCACGCGACAGGTATTTTGTTAGCCCACGACTTAACAGCACCCCATGCCTGAACTGCGGTGTTCTCTGATTTCTTCCACACACGCGCCAGATAGAAAACATCTGCGTCTTTGTCCCACCAAAGCTGAATGTGAGCTTGCGGGTGGTTCCAGCCGAAGTCCTGAGCGTCGATAACATAGAAGTGATCCGGGCATTCGAATGGCTGGCACTTAATCGTCTCTTCCGGTATCTGGAATATTCGACCGCTACCCATCGTAGGAATACCGCGAGCACGCGCCTCTCTCTCATGCTCAGGATAGGATGCGATGATTTGCTCTTTCTGCTCGTCGGTGTAGTGCTCAGCATCATAGATGGTCATGTTGACCACCTTCTGAGACTTGCTGGGGTTCTTCAGGAACTTGGTAACAACGTCAGACATCCCCATCAGCGGGGTAAACGTCAGAATTGAGAATTGCCCGTATTTGTTGGTACGTGTAAGACCTTCGCCATAAATGCTGTATGGTGGCTCTTCGTCAAACCACACGCCGTGGATTGTGTCACCCTGCCAGCGTGCACGGCCTTGCGAGTATGGTTTGAAGTAGCAGATTGAAATGCCATCTTCAACGCCATCAGCCGTGTGATGCTTAACCAGAAGATGATCAACAAGGTTCGGAAAGAAAGGAGACTTCTTCCAGCTAATGATGTCTTCTTTCGGTATGGAACCGTAGCCAGGCTCATCATTCTCTTCGATACGACCGCACAGGATGCGTTGAGTCGTTTTGGTTACAGTCTCGTTTGTCTCGCCACCAATCCAGAAGACAACAGGCTCATAGAAACGCTTACCTTTCCACTCCCCGCCATATTTACCATCAGCCGGATAGCCTTTTGTTCCCGGATAACGCCCGGTAAGGTGAAACGCAACTTCAGCAGCGCCAGTAAATGACTTACCAAGCTGGTTACCAGCCATAAAACATCGCTCTGGATAGTCATGGCCGGCGTCGATAAACTCACGCTGTTTGCTGTATGGCGTAAATTCATATAGCAGGTGTGTGTTCCGGTAGCTCTCTTCTTCTTCGAGTAGCTCGAGCAATTCGATTTGCTCTTCGTCGCTCAGGTTATCAAGAATCGCGTCCAGTTCCACGGTTGAATAGCTCCTTGATACGAGAGCGGCGCTTATCGCGATCTCCCTTATCAGGTGTCACGTCTTCAACTTGCGACTGCTCTTTGAGGCCCAAATCGCGGGCTATGATGTTAGCGTTGAGAAGGTCAGCGGCTGCGCCGGAGAATTTCTGGTCGTAGATGATTTGCTCTGCTCGCGTAACGACCTCAGATAAGTCTTCTCTCACCCTGTATTGTCGCCATGTTTCAAGCGTCACATCGAGGAATAGCGTCAGGCCAGTGATGGTCATCGCCCTCATCTTGGCAATAGGCTCTTGTGTAACTTCTCCCTGATATGAGAAAGCCTTCATCTCCCATAGTGGGTTAGCTTCCACCCACTCGAAGTATTCACAACAAGCAGCCCACAGCGCCTCAGGCGATTCGAATTTAGGGTTTCGCCCATGACTACTGCGGGCCTCCCAAAATCGGTTGCCCTTTGGTGCTGCCATATTCGTCTCACTTAATTGTTATTTCAGGTTGATTGCTCTTTCGCGCCTTCAATCAATGACTGCTTCAGCAATTCGAGTGTGCCAATCGCCTCACATAAACTGATTTCACCATCGTAATCATGGATGACGCTTTCAAGCCGATCGTATAGCTCTTGAGTAATTGGGAATTTCTTCTCCTTACCCAAATTGATTACGCTGATCACATCATGATCCGGTAGTGAACAGGTCTAACGCTTCCTTCGATTTACGAACAGCTTCGATAGTGCGGGTCGTGATATCTGAATTAGCGCCACCTGACTGGAAGTGAATTTTGAATAGCTCAAGCTTCAACTCGTCAGTACCAATGAACTGAAATGCTTCTTCTGCGGCTGCGTTCTGGTTCATGAACAGTTTGTAAATCTCTAACTGGAATTTCTGTTCTTCAGTCATGGGAATAATCTCTGCCATTGTGTTGGCTCCGGTTGTTGGGATAAGCCATTGTCGAGGCCACTCATTGAATGGCCTCTGCAATAACCGATGTCTTTCCATCAGTCCGCCACCACAAAGAATCTTTTTTGCCATAAGGCAGGAGGTTCATCTTTCAGTGGCTGCCAGTGTTATTTCCCCACTTACTGGCTTGGGTTGTTTCGCAGTACTGCCGCTAATTGGTGAGTCCGGGGATTATTTCAGTTCGTTACCAGGCATTTCTTTTAGCTCTTTCAAATGACAACGATTGAGGCTAAACCACTCCCCGTGCGACCTATAGTTGTAATATTTTTGGTGCAATTTGGTTTCAAGCTCTCTATCGGCCGGAATCTTTGCAATTAGATTTAGCTTCCCACCACTCATGCGAGATATCTCTGAAATTCGTTTATTAACCCTGCGACTAAACCCTATTTTTGTTAGCCCACTATCTTCAGCATGCAGAACGTACACATATGATTTTTGCGACGCACTGGGTGCGACTTTGTTGTAATTAATCATGTCAAACATGAAGCCTTGCTTTAGCAAAGTTTCAAAAAAGATAGAATTAACACATCCATTCCTTCTCAGCTCTGCACTTAGTTTGTCAATTTCCTCTATGATGTCGCCAGACCCCTTTCCACTTATAAGAAAATCTTGGTACATGCGACCAATTCTTGAGGTAATTTCAACAAAGTTATTCATAGCGTTTACCTTTTAGAAAGTGAGCCTGTCTCACAGAAAAGCCGCCCGAGAGAGGTCGCCACCTATAACGGCATTTCTCAGGCTCGCTTACTGAAAGGCTCTCGTTGATATGCGCGTGAGATGCGCGGTGAAATACCGATACAAAAACGCCCCGCATCGCGAGGCATTTTCCTGAAAGTCACTTGTCAAATTTCTATGCGAGGGAAATTATTTAAGGCATTGCGCCCTGATGTACTCCTGCAGGTAGTTAACCTGCGCGGTTATCTTGTCGATTCCACTTCGGAGACGGTAATAATTGAGTTCAGCATCTGCTGTAAGTCTTGGGCTTTCTCCATCGCCCATGCCGCTGGCTCCGGTCGTTGACTTTGGACAGGTGGCGGAGACTTGCAGGCGCTTACGACCAGCAGAAACATCAGCACGGAGACTTTCGATAGTCGCGTTAGCATCAGCAAGCTCCTTTGTGTATCTGGCGTCGAGTTCTGCTACATCACGTTGACGCTTCTGCATATCAGCGATGATGGATGTGGCTTTATCGCGCTGGTCTTTGTAGGTGATGGCGTTATTGCGGTAGTGATTAACAGCCCACGAAAGACAGACGATGATGCAGATAATGACAGACGCAATAATTGCCTTAATACGACTCACGATAAGAACAGCGCTCTTTCTCGCCGCCTCCGAGGAAGGAGAATATCAGGGTCTTTACCAGCTTTTTTCCATAACAGGAAAGCATCTGCTGCTGCCTGGTAATTCTTTAAATTCAACTGGCGCAGAACGGTAGAGCCAGCAAATGCTGATTTACCTATATTGAATATCAGGCTACATAGTGCATCATACTGGTTCTGATTCAGCGGGACGCGAACAAGACTACTTATCGCATCTTCAACCCACAGCAAATCCTCTTTAAGCAGTTCAGACGATTTTTCGGCTGTGATTATCATCCCTGATACGACAGGATTACCATCCACTTTACCTGTATGACCAACCCCAATGGTTGGTATCCCCCTGCTATCTGGATAGGCTTTTAGTCTCTCGCCTTCTTCACGCTTTAATCTGGTGATTCCGTTACTACTGATTTGCATCATCCACTCCGGCTTTTTTAGCAGCGAAGCGTTTGATTAGCGAACCAATCGAGTCTGTGCCGATGTAGCCGATAAATACACTCGCTATGTAAGCAAGATTGCTACTCAGTCCGGCGAAGACTAAAAGGTCACGAATGAACCAGGCGATAATGGCGCACATCGTTGCGTCTATTAGTGTTTTCTTAAACGCACCGCCATTATACCGACCGCGAAGGTACGCCATTGCAAACGCAAGGATTGCCCCGATGCCCTGTTCCTTTGCCGCCATCATGGCGGTTAACAGATCATGTTTTTCTGGCATCTTTTTCATGTCTTACCTCACGACCGTGAGGATTTGTTCAATGTTATGAATTGGTTGATATTGGAAAGAACAAATCCAGGATACAGTGATTAGTAACGTGGTTTGTTCGTGATATAGAGCATGAGCAAATCAGGCAGGAGGCTGTTAGCGAAGTCTCTTGCCGCCCATCTTCACGAAGCCCAGCCAAGCGCTGGGTTTTCTTTTGTGTAAAACGCCCTACCCCGCCGCCACGAATGAGCAAGGGTATCTGGATATGTTCTGGTGATTGGTGATAGGACGCTTTCAGAAAGGTCGTGCTTAAAACGCAAAAAGCCCCGCATCGCTGCAGGGCCTTCTTTCAAATCCACCTTAACAAAGGACGGATTTCTACTGTTAGAAACGATATTAAACAAAAATCGCCACTTTGTAAAGAGCATTTTCTACAGAACTCCTTTTCAGTAGAAAATATTTATCACTGCGTGACTTTGCTCAACATCTGATTTGCATATTCCTCCTGCTTAATACACTCACCTACCAGACTTTCGAAGAAATCCTTATATGACCTGCGCCATGTGGTTTCAGGAATATCAATCACTGTTGCGCAGATGTACTTTCGAACGCTATCAGGCAGTAACCGAGCATATCCTCGCCCATTACAACGTCTGCATGTTTTGTATGCAGGGACGCCTCCTTGTAGAATAGTTTTCTCTTTATCGATAACAACACCTTTGCCATTGCACTGGCATGCGTTGGTCAGAACCCCCTTCCCTTTGCACTTATTGCACAAAACTTTCACCGTCTCCTTGCGCTCTGAGAGGTACGGCTGCCCGATGCTTTTCATCGTCATTACCTCGGCATCGATAAACTTCTTCCCGCCGCAGCAATCACAGGTTCTGGTACTGGCAGCGCTTCGTGAATAGTCAGAAAATGCGAATGTTGCGAGCACTTGCATTACCTTTGGCTTAATATCATTTTCTAGCTTGCGTAAGGCAGGAACATTATCGCAGTTCTTAAGAGCATAGGCAGTCAGCAGTTCAATAGCTTTCTCACGGTCATTGCTGCTGATTTCCATCTTCCCAAGAAACGCGCTGTAACCCAACGATGCGCGACTTTGAGTCATACCCATAGCTGCCATAACATCAGTGCCAGTTAACGTTTCTGAAGCTGTTGCGCGAGGGATATCGTTTATCTGAGAAGATTTTGCGAAGTGAAACTTCACTACATTTTCCAAATTCATGCAGCATCGCCTCCCGCTGGATTGTTCAATCCAATCCGGTTCACCAGTTCACGCTCTCGCTCATGCAGATAATCCATCGCCTTCTGGTGTTGCTCCGTCATCTCTCTGACGCTGCGCAATTCAGCTTCGTCACGTTCACGCTGCTGTTTCGCCTGGTTAATGCTGGTTATGCCGCACATTGAGATTCCCCCATGTGGAGTTGAATTCCGTCCTGATACCAGTCTGGCAATGTGAAATCGATGCGCCCTGTAACACCATGCGCCCTTAGCTCCTGTAACCGCTTCAGTTCGCTATTCATGTGCTGGTATAGCTCATCCATCTGCCAAGGCTTTAAGTGCACAGGAATGCACGCCAGACGCGCTACACGCTCTATTGTCATCTCCCCATAGACAATCTCCGCATGCGCGGTGAATTCGTATGGGTCTTCTTCAAGTTTTCGGTGACAGCCAATGCAGTGAGCGAAGGCGTTATAGGGATGGTATCGGGTTGCTTTGTGTCGTCTGGATTTGAAGTGGGAGCAGTGGAGTTTTTGTCTTTCGTGGTGGAATGTTCGTCCGCAGTAATCGCATTGCCAGTCCGTTCGCTCCCTCACCAGTTGGGAGAAAACGTCATCAAACTTATCTCTCTTTAGTGCCATTGCGTCCCCCTTTTGTCATTTTTTCAGCATATTCAGGCCAGTGCTTTTTAAGTATTCCGTAAGGAACCCTCAGGCTTATTCCATGTCGATTAGCCCAGTTAACCAGGCTGTTTCTGGTTCTTCCTATGGTGGATGCCATAACGTCAGCAGGGACTTTTCCGGCAACCCTGCGTATGTAATCCTGCTCATTTGGTGAATACATATTTGTGTTAGCCATCTTTATCCCCTGTCATATCTGAATGTGGATCGCGATATACCAGCCATTCGTTAACACATTCTGCACAGGCGTAAATTTCATCAGGTGCCAGTTGCTTGTTACATCCGGCGCATAAGGCTCTCGCTATACTTTCCTGCTCGTAACTTCGATTTGGGTCAATCACCTTGCTTTCCTCGCACGTTCTCTAAGCCACCGGATATCCCACAGGTGAGCCGTATAGTTGAAGGTTTTTACGTCAGATTCTTGTGGGATTGGATTGGGTTTATTTCTTGAGCGTTTCGTTGGTAGGTATTTGCAGTTTTCGCAGATTATGTCGGTGATACTTCGTCGCTGTCGTCTCATGTCTCCATCACTCCTCTTGCCTCCGCTTTAAATCCAGGTACTCGCAATTGTCAGGAATGGTTAGTCGCAATCCCTTCTGATGCGCCCACTGGTCAATATCTGTCAGATATTTATGCATCTCTCCGATATCCAGTTGTCTTGTGGACTTTACATAGCGCGTCATCCCAAAAACGGTTACAGGCGTTGCCGGGCAGTACATGTCCTTGAGCCATTCATGGACTTCTTCGTCGGTGAAACGGTCAACGCCTGTAGCAGACAACTGATCTGCTATTTCCGTGTTCCATTTCCACATGAGGCTGTTTTGAGGTAGGGACCGTTTTTCGCGGTACTCGGAGATTTTTATGCGCCAGCGTTTGCCGGTAGATAGGATTTGCTTCAGAACTAACCAGAATTGCGATTTATTAGTTTCGTGCAGAATGAACTCCTGCATGCTCACCTCCCATCTGTAGCTACCTTTAATTGACGTTCAATAGCCTGCCGGAGTAACTGAGCCTGGTAGAAAGCCTTGTCTGACATTTCACTTCCGTCAGTGCTGATAGCCATGAATTGCTGCCCCATGTTTACAGTGTTGATTAGCGCGTCGCATAGATGTCGAAATTGTCTGCGCGTTAGAGTTACGGTTTTCTCGCTCATACTCACTCCTTCACTTTGATTCCAGCGGCGCGGATGGCTTCTGCGCATTCCTGAATTCCAGCATTTCTTCCATCATCCCAATCAACCAGGTCAGGAATGGGGTAGTCGTCGTCGGAGATATCATTTTTTGTTGGCAACTCAATCTCGATAGCGGCGCGTGATGCCTGCCATATAACCCAAGAAAAATTTTTTAATTCGTCGTCATCCGTAAACTGGCTTTTGTCTTTTGACCACCAATCTTCAAACTGTCGGTAGCTCTCGTTCATATCCCTCTCCCCCAAATAAAAAGGCCTGCGATTACCAGCAGGCCTGTTACCAACTCAGTGATGTAGATGGTCATCAGAACCCTCCCTTCTTCTTGGCCTGTGGCTCCTCTCGCTCACGGCGACGCATTTCAGCAGACTGTTGGTCTGTGTCATAGATAGCGCCATTTTCCTGAATGTAGTACACCGTTCCGGTATTACCATGCCGATTGAGACGAAGGATTAGCTCTGTTTCACCAGGCGGAACGCTGTCATCAAAAGCGCCTTCCCTGTGGATTCCAACCCAATAATCACAGTCCTGCTCAATCTGCCCTGTATCTCGGGAGTCGCTTGGTAGTGGTCTCTTATTGGTTCGTTTCTCCAGTTCGCGGTTAAGCTGCGTCAGAAGCACAACAACGCAATCAAGCTCTTTGGCAAGGTTCTTCAGTCCTTTGGTGATCATGCCGTAAGCAAGGTCGTTACGATCTGCCTTTTCAGCAGTCATAAGTGTCAGGTAATCGACAAGAATCATGCCAACACATCCTTTTTCTCGCTTGATTCGACGGCTTTCGCTGACGATTTGAGCCAGAGATAATCCCGGCGTGTCGTCGATGTAAAGCAGGTCGATTTCACTCAAGCGATTGGCTGTTTCGATCGCCATGTTGAAGTCACCATCGTAATCACCCTGATAACCGTCATCAGCATCATTTGTCGCCGGGAGGTAAAAAATATTCGGGTTAACACCTGACTTCTGCCCTACCAGTTTTTCCAGTATCTGGTCGCCAGGCATTTCAAGGCTGAACATCAGAGCAGTTTTTTTCTCATGCACTGCGCAGTTGATTGCCATCTGGCTGTATAGAGTCGTTTTCCCCATCTTAGGGCGAGCGCCAATGACGAACAGAGAGCCTTTCACCAGACCTTTCGGTGACAGCATCCTGTCCAACGACGGGATCCCTGTGCTCATTCCTCGTTGTTTGCCTGATGGGTCAAATCGCTTCTCAAGGTCGCTAACCCAGTCTTCCATGACCTCGCCAAATGAGCGAAGGCCGCGACGCGATCCGGTTTTTGCATGGTCTGTCAGTTGCGTGAAAATCGCCTGAATAGCTTCGTACTTTTGCGTTGCAGTCATTCCGTTGCGGGAATAGAGCAATTCCGTCGCTTCAGTCATGCGGTTGATGGCGTAGCGTTCCATTGCGGTTTCACGAACCTGCATTGCATAGGCAACGATGTTTGCTGCGCTTGGCGTGTTCTTTGCGATCTCAGCGATATAAGCAAAACCACCAACAGAAACCGTTAACGATTTGCGCTCCAGTTCATCGAAAAGCGTCAGACCATCTACTGGCTTTTGCTCCCGGTGCATTCTGATTATTTCTTCGAAAAGGATTTTGTGTGGTCGGCTGTAAAATGAATCAGGCTTCAGCATCGCCAGAACTTTCTGGACGCGCTCACTGCTGTCATCATCCAGAAGCAATCCACCAATCACCGCCTGCTCTGCCTCGATACTATGTGGCGGCGCGTAAAAATTATCGGTCATCGTGTTCACCCTCACGAACTTTCAGGTAGGTATTATCGTTAAGCAGGAAATCAAATCCCTTTTTGCGCCAGACGGTTCCGCGTTGATGGTTTTGGCGCTCTTCGAACATCCATCGGCAATTTTCGCCTACGTAGCTCAGATAATTTTTCCAGTCCTGCATCGTGAACCCATGACCATCAAGCTGGCGTGTTATCACTCCGGCTTTTCGCCAGAAAGTTCGGATCTGGTTTTTACGCTTGTCATTCAGTGCGCGAACCCTGGAAGCTTCAGGAAGTAATTCGTGGTAAGCATCGACAACATCCTGACAACTGAGAGACGATTTTTTCTTGTCAGGATTTTCGTCTGCTGCGGTACTCTCTAATACGTTAGTATTAGAGATATTATTTATATTATTGTTTATGGACAATCGTTGGACATCCGTTGGACAACATTCGCTGTGAGCCGCGTCATTACTGGTGTTTACGTTGGACAATCGTTGGACATCCGTTGGACAATTTGGAGCCTGAAAATCATCATATTTCAACACTGTTATCAGGCTGAATTTTCTCCCTTTCGACTCGATACGAATCATTCCATTCCCTTCAAAAGAACGAAGCAAACTTTTCACTTTGTTATCCGGGATGAATGTTTCACTTACCAGTTTTGGCCGTCCGGTAATTAGCTGTCCTCGCTCAACCACCATCTCACCAATGTCGGTATTGACGACTGCCGGAGAGTGATTGGCTTTCAGTATCAGATGCAGGAAAAGATGCACAGCCTGAGAATCCTTGTATAGCTTGCTATCCATGAATTGGCGGTGAATCAAGGCAAACCCCTTACCGCCATTTGTACGCGGCTTCTGGAGCCTTCTGGCCTCTCTGGCTTCGGCTAGATTGGATATGTTACTCATGACCTTTCCTCTTCAGTATTAGCTTCACTTTCTCCAACTCAGCCCGAAATCGACCAGGCTGTTTGAAGCTGGATAAGAAACGATCACGTAGTATGTTTTTGTGTAATTTGTCCTGGTCAGGACTGAGTTGTTTTGGCATAATTACTCCTGTGGATTGATCCAGTCTTTCTACATCAGGCCTCGAAGAATTCGCCGTTCTTCGGGGCTTTTTCTTTTGTCAGCAGATGCGCAACTTTCTTTGCCAGCTCTGCCAACTCCTCATCCTCGACACCCCACTCCAGAACCGCCAATAACATCCCCATCTTCGGAATGAAATCGCCTTTCCATCGTGAAATTTGAGATTCGTTAATGCCTAACGCATCAGCGACTTTACGCTGACCACGAATAGCTATCCGGTTAAGGATGCTGCTGGTAATTGCGTTGGCTTTCTTGCGAGTGCTTGTGAGTTCCATATGTGAACATTCCTGTAGTTAATAGTTAATTGTGGCTATGCGCACTGGCGCATAAACCTGTGGTTGATTTGTTATCTGGAGTTCGCTTTTCAGCGACGTAGGACGATTGTCCGTTGTGAAAAGAGGTATTAAAGCTTATGCTGATAAAAGATTTTTTTTACTTATTTCAAGTAAATCAACTGCTTGAAACTTCCCCCCAGAAATTTCTTCAATTTTTGAGGCGTATCTTGTTTTCCCAAAAAATTCAGTCTTAGGGAGAAAGCCATTTTTGAGCCATTTATAAACTGCTCTCTCGCTAACTCCGCAAGCCCTAGCAACTTCTGGGATGCCGATACCTTTAATCGGCTCATCAAGATTTTGCATTGGCTACTCCTTTTTGTACTTTCAGTACACATTATGATTGAACTGAAAGTTTTTGCAACTACTTTACTATCGAACTCATGGTTCAGAATGAAAAAGTGCGTCAGGAATTTGCTCAGCGGCTAGCGCAGGCCTGTAAAGAAGCTGGGTTAGACGAACATGGTAGGGGAATAGCCATTGCTAGAGCCCTTGATGTATCGTCAAAAGGTGTCAGCAAATGGTTTAATGCTGAGTCTTTGCCGCGTCAGGAAAAAATGAACGCTCTGGCGAATTTTTTAAAAGTTGATGTTGTTTGGCTTCAGCATGGTTCTGTAAGGCAAAGTACAACTACAGATCCACAATCTTTAACTTTTGTTGGTCAGTTGAGAAAGGGACTTGTTCGAGTGGTTGGAGAAGCTATTCTTGGCGTTGATGGCGCTATAGAAATGACTGAAGAACGTGATGGATGGTTAAAAATATATAGTGATGACCCAGAAGCCTTTGGTTTGCGTGTAAAAGGCGACAGCATGTGGCCACGCATCAAATCTGGTGAATACGTTCTTATAGAGCCAAACACGAAAGTATGTCCTGGTGATGAGGTTTTCGTAAGAACTATCGAAGGTCATAACATGATTAAGGTGCTTGGTTACGACCGAGACGGAGAGTATCAGTTTACAAGCATCAATCAAGATCACCGTCCAATTACATTGCCATATTATGAAGTATCCAAGGTGGAATATGTGGCTGGAATTTTAAAGCAATCACGACACCTTGATGACATAGAAGCAAGGGAATGGTTGCGTAATAATTAAGCCAATGGCCTGATGAGATATTCGGGTGATGATGGACTGAAGGGATGTTTGGGTAACAGTGATTGTGTGAAATAGGTCGCAGAAATGCGGCCTTTTTACAAAAAATGCAAGCACTCAAGATAGAATATATGCTTGCTTGTTAATTTATATACTTGATATTATGCAAGCACATTTCACAACAAAGAGTGCTTGCATAATGTCTGATAAAGAAAGCAAAGAACCAACGGGAAAGTCCAAAGGTGGTGTGGCAAGGGCTAATGCTCTTTCTGCAGAAGAAAGGTCGGCTATTGCAAGAAAAGCCGCAGCGGCTAGGTGGGGTGGCGATGGTGAGGTGGAAATTGCCAAAAGATCTGGCGACATTGTCATTGGAGACTTAAAGATACAATGCGCCGTGCTTGAGGATGGGACAAGGGTTCTGTCAGAGAGAGCTATCACTAAAGCCTTCGGCGGGAAGCGTGGAGGCTCCCACTGGAAGAGGATGAAAGAGAATCCAGATGGCGCCTATCTTCCTGTTTTCTTGTCAGCTAAAAACATTAAGCCATTCATTAATAATGAATTATCCGAAGGTCTATCCCGGCGCCGTCTTTTCAAAATAAATAAAGGAGCGGCGCCAGCTTACGGCATTGAAGCATCTTTGCTCCCAAAGATATGCAATGTTTATTTGAAGATGAGAGATCAGGGTGATGCCCTTCAGTCATCTCAGATACCTATTTCTGTTCAGGCAGACATTATCATGCGCGGTCTTGCAGAGGTTGGTATTGTAGCGCTGGTAGACGAAGCTACTGGGCATATCGATGAAAAGAGACAAGATGAATATCGAATTCTCTTTCAAGAGTTCATCAAAGAGCAGGTCAGAGAATATGAGAAGGAATTTCCGAAGCAGTTCACGGATGGCCTTTATCGACTTTACGGACTTACGCAGAAAAAAGCAGGTCGGCATCCTCAGTTTTTCGGTAAGTTTACGAGGAAGTATATCTACGAGCCATTAGCATCAAGTAAAGGCGCCATCCTTGAGATGCTAGATGAAAAAAACCCTGTCGTTTATGCGAATGGCGGTAGAAGATATAAGATGTTTCAGTTCCTAACCGATAGCATCGGTGTTCCGATGTTTAGGGCGCACCTTTGGCAGGTAGTTGGCATCCTTTCAAGCTCAAGAAATAAAGCTGAGTTTGACAGAGCATTCAAAAGAGCCTTTCCATCGCCCGGGACTCAATTTGAGTTGCTAGATGAAGATGAGTAAGCGATCACGCCCGGCCACAGTGCCGGGTTTTCTTTTACCCTACTCTTTCGGCAGTGTTAGCACATCAATAGCCAGTTCTACAGCCAAGTCCACATCCTCTTCCTGCCACAGTACCTGAATCATCTCAATCAGGGCCTCACGCGAAGGTTCGCGCTGCTCTACCAGTACCTGCATTAGTGCAATACCGAGAACCTCAACCACCTGCGGGTGAAGCTCCGCAAAGAACTCTTCCTCACTTTTCACACAGATTCCTCGCTCATTTTTTGTTCAGAACAGTATGGCATAGAGGATTTATAAAAATAAATTCATTTATATTTCAAAAACGTACTAAAAGAACAGAGCATTTACGATAATAATGTACCAATAGTTCTTGCATATTACGTACTATTGGTTCAATATAAACACATCAACAGGACGCACTACTCACCAGGACGGTAAAAATACAACGATTCAGTGATGAATCTACGCGGCTGAAAAGCCGGAACGACCAAAGTGAGCTTTGGGATGCGATGAATTGCAGTCCATCGAGACAACCAGAAGATAAGCATCTGGGATCGCATCACCAAAGTTCATCAGGAGGTCACATGACGCGCAGAACAGCTTTCAATGGTTCAGCAGCAGGTCGTCGTCGTGAGCGCCGTGCAGCGCTTCAGAATGCGGTAACGGCAAGCTCAGAAGTATTACACCGCCCTACCCTTAGCCGTGTACAGATTCAGGCCAAAGGAAAACATGAAACGCCCAAGCGTATTGAAGACGCAAAATCACTTCAGTTCATGGCGAAAGATGCATTCTGGCAACTGGAAGAGTACAGACGCCATCTGGAGCGGGCAGCCATTGTATACGCAAATGAGTTCGGACATAAGCCACCAGAAACCGGTGTATGCTTGCCAGAAGTAGCGCTTTACGCAGCAGGTCATCGTAAATGTAGACAAGTTACCGCTAGATAATTATTCAGCAGCAAGCCTCTCATCTAATCAGGTCGCAATGCGGCCTTTTTTATTGCCAAAATTTAAGGAATAACAACATGACCAAAGAAAGTGTGACATTCAAGGGATTTAACAAAGACCTAAAGTGCCGTGGCTTTCAGTTTGCAATCGGTGAAACCTTCCATCACGATGGAAAAGTAGAGGCTTGCGGTTCTGGATTTCACGCCTGTGAATGTCCTTTCGATGTATTCAGTTATTATCCGCCGTCAGAAAGCCGCTATGCGGAAACAATATCTTTTGGTGTTACTGACCGAGAAGAAGGTGGCGACACAAAAATCGCCAGCGCAAGCATTACTATTAAAGCTGAGTTAACACTACCTCAGTTCATTCAGCGTGGTATTGAGTGGATTTGGAGCAAGATTGATAAATCGCTGGAACAGCAGATCATGACTGGCTACCGTTCAGCAGCAACCAACACTGGCAACCAGTCAGCAGCAACCAACACTGGCTACCGTTCAGCAGCAACCAACACTGGCAACCAGTCAGCAGCAACCAACACTGGCGACCAGTCAGCAGCAACCAACACTGGCAACTGGTCAGCAGCAACCAACACTGGCAACCGTTCAGCAGCAACCAACACTGGCGACCAGTCAGCAGCAACCAACACTGGCAACTGGTCAGCAGCAACCAACACTGGCAACCGTTCAGCAGCAACCAACACTGGCAACCAGTCAGCAGCAACCAACACTGGCTACCGTTCAGCAGCAACCAACACTGGCAACTGGTCAGCAGCAACCAACACTGGCTACCGTTCAGCAGCAACCAACACTGGCAACCAGTCAGCAGCAACCAACACTGGCGACCAGTCAGCAGCAACCAACACTGGCAACTGGTCAGCAGCAACCAACACTGGCTACCGTTCAGCAGCAACCAACACTGGCAACTGGTCAGCAGCAACCAACACTGGCTACCGTTCAGCAGCAACCAACACTGGCAACCAGTCAGCAGCAACCAACACTGGCGACCAGTCAGCAGCAACCAACACTGGCAACTGGTCAGCAGCAACCAACACTGGCTACCGTTCAGCAGCAACCAACACTGGCAACTGGTCAGCAGCAACCAACACTGGCGACCAGTCAGCAGCAACCAACACTGGCTACCAGTCAGCAGCAGAAGTGTCTGGATCGCAATCCGTAGCGGCATCACTCGGAATAGAAGGAAAAGCCAGGGCATCTGAAGGCGGAGCAATTGTACTTTGCTATCGCGATGAAGATGGCGAGTTAATTCATATCCGCGCCAGCAAGGTTGGCGAGAACGGTATTATGCCGGATACCTGGTATCAACTGGATGAAGATGGTGAGTTTGTAGAGTGTGAGTGATGCACTTAATGCGGATTCTGTGATTCCGCATTGTGAGCAATATCGCTCGTAACCAAACGAGGACGACGACTCGTTCTGGTTAATCGAAAATCATCCCTTGATGTTATTTCCCGCTCGCAGTCAGGGCGGCTTTTTTTACCAGTATATCAATAGCGCTTCATATCGAGGCGTTTTTGTTATGCAAATTAACTAAGGAGCACGCCATGCAATATCATTTTGCCGGGTGGCCCATTGCTGGCTGCCCTTCTGAATCACTTCTCGACAGAATTACCAGAAAATTACGAACCGGATGGAAACGTCTGGTCGATATCCTGAATCAACCAGGAGTGCCGTGTAATGGATAAATCACTTATGGCTATTCAGTCTAAATTCGCAATTGCTGTTTATCTTGGCGACAAAATAATGTATCGCGAAGCTGTAGAAGCCTTTCGCGAATGGAGGTTGAAATGATACCAGTGGATTTAGCAAGGACACCGGAGTTGAGCAGGTTAAAACGTCAGTATCACCTGACAGAGGCAATGTACTGGCGCAAGTCAGGTAATAAATCGATGAAAAGAAATTGCCTTTCATTAGCCAAAAATGAGCGAATAAACAAAGGTGAATTTCTGGCTAATCCTTCCGAATTACCATTCTGAGGTGAATTATGGATTTGAATAAATTCGACGCCCCATTCAATCCTGAAGATATCGAATGGCGAATACAGCAAAGCGGTAAAACACGCGATGGCAAAGTGTGGGCTATGGTGCTGGCTTATGTCACGAACAGGGCAATCATGAAACGCCTGGACGATGTTTGCGGCAAAGCAGGATGGCGCAATGAATACCGCGATATTCCCAACAACGGCGGCGTTGAGTGCGGCATATCAATCAAGATTGATTCCGAATGGGTCACCAAATGGGATGCTGCTGAAAACACGCAGGTAGAAGCCGTCAAAGGTGGTCGTTCCGGTGCAATGAAGCGCGCTGCCGTTCAGTGGGGAATTGGCCGGTATCTGTATAACCTTGAGGAAGGTTTCGCACAAACATCTCTCGATAAAAAGCAGGGATGGCACAGGGCAAAACTTAAGGATGGAACAGGATTTTACTGGTCCCCTCCATCGCTGCCGGGCTGGGCCATGCCAACATCTTGCAATCAACCATCACCAGAAAATACCAGCCAGAAATCCACATCGGTTGACTGCGAGCAAATCCTGAAAGACTTCAGTGAATATGCAGCAACAGAAACTGACAGGAAAAAACTCATTGAGCGTTATCAGCATTGCTGGCAATTATTGGCTGGTAACGATGATGCGCAGACAAAATGCGTTCAGGTAATGAATATCAGAATAAATGAGCTTAAACAGGTGGCTTAATGAGAAGATTAAATATAACTCCAGCGGAGATGGAGTCAGTTTGCGGTCGCATGGTAGCTTGCCGTGCAGCAGAACATCTGGGCCTAAACATAAATCAGTTTTATTACATAGCAAAAAAACTGTCATTAAAAACGGCATTCGTTAAGCCAAGATGGAGCGAAGACGAAGACAAAAGAATGCAGGTGCTTATCTCATCAGGCTATACACAAAGAGATGTAGCAAAAATTCTCGGGCGAAGTGAAGAGTCGGTAAAAAGCAGGCTATCACGTTTACGAAAGAAATAACCCTATACCTACCACATTATTCGGATAACCTACCATGGAGTAAATTATGCCAGCGCCTCTATATGGTGCGGACGACCCGCGTCGCTGTTCCGGCAAATCCGTCTCGGAGGTGCTGGATAAATTCAGAAGAAACTACGACCTGATAATGTCGCTACCGCAGGAAACGAAAGAGGAAAAGGAATTTCGTCACTGTATATGGCTTGCAGAAAAAGAAGAACGCGAGCGAATTTACCAGACAGCCATCCGGCCATTCCGCAAAGCCACTTACACCAAATTCATTGAAATAGACCCGCGTCTTCGTGATTACCGTTCGCGTTACGGAGCTATCAGCAATAACTGAGGAGTTTACGATGAGAGGACTTGCATACAATCCCGACATTCTACCAGCCGAACTTATTATTAGGCACAAAATTAAACCAATGCCTACACGCGAAGAATTATTGCAGCGCAATTCATTTCCTTCTATTAACGAGAATAAATATTTGAATGCGATACTGAGGAAAGATAAATGCAACAGGTAAAAATTTACACCGCATCCCCATCAGATTTATCCCCACCGGTACAGTCTGAATCGTTCTGTGTGGATCTGGTGCTGGCGTCGGATTATCGGGAACTGGAGGCGAAATGCGCGGCACTGGTGGTGGAGAATGGGGCACTGAAAAAATCAGAGGTCGAATTCAACGATTATTGTCGTCACGAGTGCGAGGACGTTGGCGATACGTGGGTAGACGATTTCACTGAGACCCCGGCGACAGACGCCTTTCTGGCTGAGGTGCGGGCTAGTGCTCGTAACGAGGGCATCAACTATGCCGCCAGCCGCTTAGCCGCCGCATTCAATCACGGATTCCTCAATAAACCTGTATCAGAAGTTCTCGACGTGACACGCATGATTTTGTCGGCGAAAGAGGATTTATCCAATGACCCACTACCAGCGGATGACGGTTTGTCAGGTGAATACGCGGAGAAATCGATTGAAGAATGGGCCGCCCAGCTTCGCAAAGGAGTGCAGTCATGATTACGGGAACCTCAAATTACGACGAAGTGCCGACGATACCCTGCAAAATCTGCGGCGGTTATTTCAAAGCCGATGATCCAGAAAATCACAAATGCGAGGGCCAGCCCAATGAGCAACATCGACAAACTCAATGACCATGAACTGGTTGATCTGAAAAACGCTATCGAAAGAGAGCTTAAACGACGCGCTGATGGGCCAAAAGTCACCACGTATTATGTCGTCTCCTGCATCACAGATGCTCAGCATTTTACTGATTTGGACTGCGCCTTACGTTGCTTAAAACGTGTCACCGAAGACCTTATGGAGTGGGTAGCGGAATCCCCAGAAAACCGGGATTACGTCAATCGATGCACAGGCATTGTTGGGGCAAAACTCCAGGTTGAGGAGATGAATCTCGATCACTTCAACATGTGCGTTGCAGAAAAATATTTCGACGATATTTATTATCCACAGGAGACAGCCCAATGAGCAACATCGACAAACAGGCGCTGCGTGAGCGCTATTCACCAAGACCTGTACCTAAATGCCATATTTGCGGCGAGGAAATGACAATCCAGCGAATATCTGCCAGTCGAATTACCTATGGCTGCACGGGCGAGGGTAATGATGGATATTTCAAATTTGGTCGTACTTTTGCTGACGAGCATTACGAAAAATCGCGCGTAACAGTAGTTGATGTTAGCGACCCGGATGTGCTGGAGCTGCTGGATGAGCTGGAGCATTACAAATCACGTGAAGAGCGAGTTACAAAGCTGGTTCTGGATAACTCGACAAGCTGGGATGTTCTCTACGAGAAGCTTGAAGCCGCAGAACGGCGAATAGCCGAAATGGATCGTGACTGTTGGACATATGAAAACACCGTCAAAACCTTACTGGAGAGAGCGGAATCTGCGGAGTCCGCTTGTACAGAAGCAGCGCGAATTCTCAAAAGCGGTGAGCGAATGGCTTTAACGCGTGCTGTCAACATTCTGCTGTCTGTCGGAGAGGATACGACCCCTTACCGATATCCAGTTGTACTCCCCGAACCACTTGGGTTTAAACCGCCGTCAGGTCGTGACGTTTTACTAAAAAATGATGTTATAGCAGCGCTTATGTCCGCAGGCGTTCCGGTTGAGAGGGGGTGAGATGTGTAACTTCCACGAACGCAAAGTTCGTCGAACTGAATATTACCAACGTTTCGTTTTTGGCTGGAAGCTGCGAGTTGAGCTGGAAGCAGCAAAAAAGCGCATAGCAGAACTGGAGGCGAAACTTGAAACTGCCGACAAGTTGCAGGATAGCGCATTCCGTGACGGCCTGAAAGCAGGGTTCAGTTATGGGCAGACAGATGACCAATCCGGGTTCGCGCAGTGCATGTCTGCATATAGTACCCGCGCTGGCATCAAGGTTAAGGGGTGAACATGGCCTACAAACTTAAAATGCGAGCAGAAGACGTTGAGCCTGGTGATGTTGTTATCACCTCCCACGGAACGCGTTACACGGTGAAATCGTTCTGGATGGAAGACGGCAAAGTAACGCTATTTGGCGCTGACGGTTCTGAAACTGAGTATGACTACTATGACATGCTCAATGTCGAGAGGGACTAACCCATGACCACTATTACCAAAAAGCAGCGCGCAGAGCTACGCATGAAGTTCGGCGGCCGCTGCGCTTACTGTGGGTGTGAGTTGCCGGAAAAGGGATGGCACGCTGACCACGTCGAGGCGGTGCTACGAAAATCTGAGCAGTGTATGAAGGCTGCTGCGAAAGGCATTTTCAAGCTGAAGGCGACTGGTGAATTCTACAGGCCAGAGGCTGAGAGGCTGGAAAACCTATTCCCGGCATGTGCGCCCTGCAACCTGCTGAAAGCGTCCTATTCGCTGGAAATGTTCAGAGAGCAGGTATCTCTTCAGGTTGAGCGTGGGCGCAAGAGCAGCATGAACTTCCGCACGGCAGAGCGTTTCGGCCTTATCGAGGCAGTGGAGAAGCCAGTGGTTTTCTGGTTCGAACAGTATCAGGAAGGGGTAGCAGTATGAGCACTATTACCAATAACAAACTACCAGACGAACGCGTTTCAAATGCAACACTGATTCGGCTCATTCAGTGGGCTGATCAGCACAATAGCCATTATGTTGCAGCGGCCCTGTGTGAGCTACAGGAACGCCGCAAGGCTGATAGCGAGCCAGCCGGATACCACGTCATCAAAGAGTGCGGAAAGGTTGGCTGTAGTGTTGCAACACTTGAGGAAGCCGAGAAAACTCGGGATTTCTGGAATAAACGGTGGGCTATCAGACCGTATTTCTACCCCCCGCCAGCGCGGGACAACAAACAGACGGACGAACTTGTTATGTGGGTTAAGCGTTTAGCCCATTCGCTCAGAAATGCCAGACCGAATAGCAAGTTACACAGTGCCGCAATGGACTATTTGAGCCGCAAAGGTTTAATCAGCGTAGAGGATGTATTGCGATGACCACGATAACCAGAGAACGCCTGCTTAAAATCCAGCAGTGGCGCGAAACATATGGCGCTGGTAGCAACGTTATGCTGCCAGCCGAAGAAGCGGAAGAGCTGGCTCGTATCGCGCTGGCAGCGCTGGAGGCGGATCCGGAGCCGGTTGTGCCAGAGTCCATCAGTGTTCGGCAGGCCATTTCTGCTCTTGAGAGCGCAGATTGTGTAACGACTATTGGCCAGGCGTACAAAATGGGATGGAACGCCTGTCGTGCCGCCATGCTTCATGGTGCAGAACCTGTAAGCCAAACTTACAACTTGCCAGAATTAATCGAAGGCATGGAAGTTTCCATTGATGTCAGCACTTGTGATGCTGATGCCGGTAATCGATATTTCGGCACCGTCACCGAGGTATCAGAACTTTATACAGCCAAGAACGGCTACATCCTTCTGGTTCAGGACGCGGAACCAAATTTCGATGTGAATGGCAACTCTCCGGTAAGTCCGGATGGTTACGCACTTGTACCCGTTGAACCAACGGACGAAATGATAGCTGCGGCGATGAACTGCGAAGATGTGCTGTTCAATAGCGATGAGTCATTCTGCGTACAGTTCGGTAATATCTACGAGTCCATGCTCGCAGCAGCACCGCAACATGAGGTGAAGTGATATTTCACCCTTCAAAATTGACCAATATTTGCTTTAATTTATACTGTATGAAAATACAGTATTCATGGTGGATAAAATGGGTGGCAAAGTACCTAACTACCAAATCGTTTATAGAGACGAGACACTCAATTATTTCAAGCCTGGAGGATATGTTTTCTTTCAAAGGCTTAAAGAATATGGCGGTGGTTATTGGTTAGGCAAAATTTACGAGGATGGATTCGAGTTTGTGCTTGAAAGGCCAACCTCATTAAGTGAGGGAATTAAGCATTTACTTGTTTTAAAAAGCGTTGAAGATGGGTATCTGGAATTTGTAGATGATATCGACAACTTCAAGCTCCAATGATGCGATAGCTTTTAACATACCTCATGTGAAGATTATACGTTCGCATGTCATTCAGCACGTAGCTATCTTATGCTGAAAGATAAAACAAGCGCTCTTCGGGGTGCTTGTTTGCTTATGGGGAGAGTCCACAGATGCTGAAGCGCAGCAGCTCGGCTCTCAGCACCGCAAAAATAACAATCCTCGCACTCGCGGGGATTTTTTTATCTGAACTCGCTACGGCGGGTTTTGTTTTATGGAGTGAATGATGTCTGATTTAGCAATGAAGGTATTGAAGTGGCAAACGAAAGGCCACGTTGGCATAAGTAGCGCAACTATGGCTTCTATTGCTCTTGGGCTGGAAAAGAACTTCTATCACGGACGGTTTGACGCACCAAGCGACCCTGCCGATTTGCGAAGATGCATGATGCTCGTAGATGAAATACCTGAAATTAAAGATAGCTTTCCGCTCATAGCGAAAAAGGTAAAGCGGTTTTCTCCGATTTTACGTGAGTGGGATTCACTTATTGCTCTGCTTAAGTTTGAGCTTAAGAGGCCAGATAAGCGAGCACCAAAAACATATAAATGGATAAAAGAGCTTCTTTCTGACCAGGAGTAACTATGGAATCACACAGCCTCACACTCGATGAGGCCTGTGCATTTCTCAAGATATCCAGACCTACCGCCACCAACTGGATTCGCACAGGCCGCCTTCAGGCAACACGCAAAGACCCCACCAAACCTAAATCCCCATACCTCACTACACGACAAGCCTGCATTGCGGCTCTTCAGTCTCCGATGCATACTGTCGCCGTGAGCGCGGGTGATGGCATAACAGAGGAACTGAAATGTCACTATTCCGCAGAGGTGAAACCTGGTACGCCAGTTTCACATTGCCGGACGGCAAAAGATTTAAGCAGTCTCTTGGGACAACGGACAAAAGGCAGGCCACGGAGCTTCATGACAGGCTGAAGGCCGAAGCATGGAGGGTAAGTAAATTAGGCGAGACGCCTGACATGACTTTTGAGGAAGCCTGTGTCAGGTGGTTAGAGGAGAAGGCGCATAAGAAGTCGCTGGACGATGACAAGAGCCGGATAGGATTCTGGCTCCAGCATTTTGCAGGGATTCAGTTGAAAGATATTACCGAAACGAAGATTTACTCCGCCATCCAGAAGATGACAAATCGTCGTCACGAGGAAAACTGGAAGATGATGGAAGAAGCTTGCAGGAAGAAAGGAAAGCAGCCTCCGGTATTCAAACCTAAGCCAGCAGCGATAGCCACAAAAGCAACTCACCTTTCATTCATTAAGGCACTCCTACGAACTGCTGAACGCGAATGGAAGATGCTGGATAAGGCTCCGATCGTTAAAGTTCCTCAGCCGAAAAATAAGCGTATTCGCTGGCTTGAGCCTCACGAGGCAAAAAGGTTGATTGATGAATGCCCGGAACCGCTAAAGTCAGTCGTAGAGTTTGCGCTTTCTACTGGCTTAAGGCGGTCGAACATCATCAATCTGGAGTGGCAGCAGATAGACATGCAACGAAAGGTGGCATGGATACACCCTGAACAAAGTAAGTCTAATCAGGCCATTGGAGTGGCGCTGAATGATACTGCTTGCCGGGTGCTGAAAAAGCAAATCGGCAATCATCACAAATGGGTGTTCGTCTACAAGGAAAGCAGCACCAAACCAGACAGAACTAAATCACCTGTAGTGAGGAAAATGCGCTATGACGCGAATACTGCATGGAGGGCAGCACTAAAACGAGCGGGCATTGAAGACTTCCGTTTTCATGACCTGAGGCACACATGGGCAAGTTGGCTTGTTCAGGCTGGCGTTCCGATTTCTGTATTGCAGGAAATGGGGGGCTGGGAATCTATCGAAATGGTTCGTAGATATGCTCATTTGGCACCGAATCACCTGACCGAGCACGCACGACAAATTGACTCTATTTTTGATACTTCTGTCCCAAATATGTCCCACGGTAAAAATAAGGAAGGTACGAATAATACGTAACTATTTGATTTTAATGGTGCCGATAATAGGAGTCGAACCTACGACCTTCGCATTACGAATGCGCTGCTCTACCAACTGAGCTATATCGGCCCTGAATAAGGGTGTGTTCATACGGAGGAATCACGGGGTAGAAGGTTAAAACTAACCGGGCGGTGCGTCAATAGCCTTGCTACTCAACCGGCTATTTTTGCACCGCTCGCCATTAATTACGCACGAATCGTACCATCGCCAAAGCCTATCCACTTATAAGTGGTGAGCGCTTCAAGCCCCATCGGACCGCGGGCATGTAATTTCTGCGTGCTGACCGCCACTTCTGCGCCAAGCCCAAACTGCCCGCCATCGGTAAAACGGGTAGAGGCGTTGACATAAACCGCCGCAGAATCCACTTCGTTCACGAAACGCGCAGCATTATGCATATCACACGTCAAAATTGCATCGGAATGCTGAGTACCATGTTCACGGATATGGTTAATAGCATGATCAATATTCATGACCATGACCACGTTAAGATCCAGAGACAGGAATTCATTGTCGAGTTCTTCCGGCTTCAGCGGAATGCGTTTTGCCGGGCCTTTCATGATCTGCATGACCCTCTCATCACCATGCAGCGTCACGTCGCTCTCCGCCATCTGCTGGCTCAGCACAGGCAGAAAACGTTCTGCGATGTCCTGATGCACCAGCAAGGTTTCCACCGTGTTACAGGTACTTGGACGCTGGGTTTTCGCGTTAACGATAATCTCCAGCGCCGGGGCGATTTCTGCGCTGCTATCGACAAAAATATGGCATACGCCAATCCCGCCGGTAATTACCGGGATTGTCGACTGCTCGCGACACAGTTTGTGCAGGCCTGCGCCGCCGCGCGGGATCAGCATATCTATGTACTTATCCATACGCAGCATTTCATTGACCAGAGAGCGATCCGGATTATCAATCGCCTGGACCGCCGCTTCCGGTAACCCACACGCTTTCAGCGCCTTCTGAATTACGCGAACGGTTGCGGCATTGGTACGGTGTGTCTCTTTCCCACCGCGTAAAATCACCGCATTGCCGGTTTTCAGACATAAAGAAGCCACATCAACGGTGACGTTCGGACGCGCCTCATAGATAACGCCAATCACGCCCAGCGGCACACGGCGGCGCTCCAGACGTAGCCCGCTATCCAACAGACCGCCGTCGATCACCTGTCCGACCGGATCGGTCAGATGACAAACCTGCCGCACATCGTCGGCGATCGATTTCAGACGCGCGGGGGTTAGCGCCAGGCGATCCAGCATCGCGTCGCTCAGACCGTTTTCACGCGCCTGCGCGACATCCTGCGCGTTGGCGCTGAGAATAGTCTCGGTCTGCGATTCCAGTTCGTCAGCGATTTTTTCCAGCACACGATTTTTTTCGCGGCTGGAGAGCAGCGCCAGCTTATATGACGCCGCTTTAGCAGCAATGCCCATTTGTTCCAGCAT